GGTAGGAGCATCAAGGACTACAAAGACGCAGCTTCTGCTGTCGGCGGCGAGTACTTGAACTCCGTGTTCGGTTGGGCACCGCTGGTCAAGGAGATTCAGGGCATTATTAATGTCTTGATCTCAATTGACCGGATGGTGTACGCTGAGTCCTACAGTCGAAAGCGCAGATGGCAGGGTCCTGCAACTTCTTCGGAAGTTGCATTCACCAACCGTCTGATGACTCTCAGCCCTGGAGGCTCATGGCCCGGTTCGTCAATAACTCGAACCGGTAACCAGAGCGTTGGGGCTACCGTTACTTATAGCGGTACTGAACGACTCACGCTCAGCGAGGACTATCGTCTCAGCTCTCAGGTGAGCTCACTTGCTCGCCCGAATAGCAGAACGATAGGCTTCGTTGAGAAGGCGGAAGAGATACTTCAACGTCTTGGCTTTGTGACCTCTCTTGCAGAGGTCTGGGAACTCGTTCCATATAGTTGGCTTGTTGATTGGGTGTCTAACATAGGCGCCTCTCTTCACAATGCCAACGTGTACTCCCCGGTCTCGGGAAAGTACACAGTCGATTACGCGTATGTCACCACTGTGACGACTCATTCGCGAGTTGAGACCGTTCGGTCCGCCTCGCTTGGGAACTCATCTAGTGATGACTACTTTTCTCTGAGAACAGGCCAGAGTTTTCTCTCGTCTGTCTCGAAGAATCGTGATCGAGCCACTCCCTTCGGGTTCGGCACGCAACTGGGTAGTTTGACTACTTCTCAGTTTGCGATCCTGGTGGCGCTTGGCCTTGCTAAGCTCCGCTGACAATTGAACATCAACTGAACAACAAGTTCACATGGAAGGAGCCCACAGTGGCTTTCTCGGATCCCACCTCGCTCACCAACGATGGCACGGCAGTCTCGCTTCCGCGAGTTCTGACCGGCTCTACGCTGGGTCGGTTCGTTGCGGCTGATGCCGCTCACGAACTGACTGTCGACCCCCGTTCGACGGCTTCGCGCCGCCGTAACGTTGGTCGATACTACCGCCGTCGGACGATTACGGACCCTGTGGTCCCTACTCTGATGACGAAGGTGCAGTCGATGGTGTCTATCACTATCGATCGCCCCCAGGTGGGGGTAACCGATGCCGAGATCGAAAAGGACCTTCTGGCCCTGATCGGTTGGCTTACCGCCAACACCAACGCCAACCTCAAGAAGCTTGTGGCTGGCGAGAACTGATGGACAACATCATTCTGATGGTGACCATCTTCCTCTCCTTTGTGACCGGAGCTTCGCTCGGGTCACTTGGGGTATTGGTGTCTCGACGTTCGTAGAACGTCCACTGTGGCTTGGAACACCAACTCTCGAATGGAGTGATGTTGAAAAGCCAAGTTGTACTCCTCGAGCACCTCATCCTTGATGGAGGAGATGCTCTCGGGTTCAGCACGAAGAGAGATATTATCACTCTTCGGAGGAGATATGACCATGAAGGTTTCCCTTTCTTGGCCATTGCCTTGCCACGGCTCGATGACTTGCTACTCGCAGGCCTCGAGTCCGGTGTACTCCCTTCTATTGAAGGGTGGTCCACACAAGGACGTCTTCCTCTGTTCCTTCACGGAGCATGGAGATTGATCTTCGAAGAAGATGGTACTCTCAAGCCCACCCCGTCGACTGATGCAATTCTCGTGATTCGTCAGATAACGCGCGCCTTCAAGAAGGTGTTCGAAGTCTGCAGCCACGAGCGTGTAAATGAGGCTGTTGAAGCTTTCATTTCCACTGATCGGTCTCTCGAGCTCGTCGATAAGACGAGGTTCGATCCGATGTTGTCAGTCGTGGCCCACTATCTCTTTGGTGAGACAGTGGGTCGTTCCATTTCTTCCGATCTTATCGGACGACATGGACCCGGTGCTGTTTCGGAACGTGCGGGTACCAATACCCGATGGAATTTTGATTCCATAGGTGCCCGCGTCGAATCACACTTTGGAGCTGAGTTCTACCGATCTTCATGGTCGGACCTAGAACTGAGATATCCTGAAATTCAGGAGATCCCTGCTCGACTGGAAGCTGTCCCAAAGACAGCTGAGAAGCCGCGTCTCATTTCAATTGAGCCGGCTTACAACCAGTTTGCACAGCAAGCGCTTCACACTCCCCTGAAGGAGAATTTGGAGCGCCTCGGCGTTGCCTGCAGTTACCTGAGTCAACGACCGAACCAAATGATGGCCTTCGATTCGTCGAAAGATCGCAGTCTTGCGACTATTGACCTTTCTGAGGCCTCAGACCGTGTTTCACTTCCCTTGGTAAAGGAAGTGTTTTCATGGAGTAAGCCCTTTCTGGACTTTCTCCATGCCTCACGGTCGTGTTTCCTGGAATTGCCGGATGGACGAATTCACGTGATACGTAAATTCGCTTCCATGGGGTCAGCTCTGACATTTCCTGTGGAGGCGATGGTGTTTCTTGCCATCGTCACCACAGCTATCTGTCGGGCTGAAGGGACATTTGATCGGTGGGCGGTTCGGAGAATCGCTCGTCGTTCAAATGGTGTAAGTGTGTACGGGGACGATATCATCATTCCCAGTACATACTTCCCGCAGGTTGTTGAGGCTCTTGAGGCCTGTGGCCTCAAGGTAAACAAGAAGAAATCGTTTGTTAACGGTTTCTTCCGTGAGTCGTGTGGTGTGGACGCTTACGCTGGAGCTAATGTTACTCCAGTGTACGTCCGCAGACACTTCCCTCAACAACGATCAGATGCTGAGGAACTCGTATCAACGAGTTCCCTTAGGAACCAGCTCTACTCTGCTCGGCTTTGGCCGCGCACAGTCCGATTCCTGGACCGATTGATCGGTTCAGTAGTCGCCTACCCATCCATTCCCGAAGGGATGGATGCAATAGGGAGATGGGACCCTAGTCCTGATCTATCCAATTCTCGGTGGAACAATCACTTGTTCCGTCGGGAGTGGCGTGTTCCGACTCTGATCGTGTCAAAGCGAGAAGACGAGGCCACTCCGCATGGGGCACTGTATAAGTGCCTTGTTACCGGATTGATCGAAGACAAGGATCACCTTGCATTTGATGGGCGACCTATCGCGTCCAGAATCCACGATAGGTGGTGTGCGGAGAGTTAATCTCTCTGCACTCCGAGGGCGGCGGTTCTGCG